ATGCTTTCTGACACAAAAATAAAATCGCTCAAACCTACTGAGAAAATGTATAGAGTGCTGGATGCAGAACGACTATACATTGAAGTACGCCCTTCTGGAAAGAAGGTATGGCGATTGAAATACACTTTAAATGGGAAAGAAGGAACTATCAGTCTCGGTGAATACCCCGTGGTGTCTCTAGCAGAGGCACGAAAGAAAAAGGATGAAAATAAGATTCTCCTCAAAGATGGTGTAAATCCTGCGTTGGATAAAAAGAATAAGAAGATGGAGAAACAGACAGCCGCTGAAAACACTTTTAAGGCTATTGCTGAGGAATATATTGTAGAAGGCATGAAATACCGATCTGAAGAATATATTGATCAGTTTAAGCGATATATGAAAAAAGATATTTACAAGGTCATTGGGCATAAGCCAATTAAAGAAGTCACTTCAGCAGATGTTTTGTACATTATGCGCAGCAGTATGGCCCGAGTTAAAAAGTACTCGCATTGCGGAACTGGCGAGTCAGTTGCAAGCTTGAATCGCAGATTTATTAGTTTAGTCGTCTGTTATGCAATCGTGACATTAAGAGCCGACAACGACCCAACCTATGCAGTTCGTAATGCTATTGAGCAGCCAGAAACAGAACATGCCCGACCTTTAGAAAAAGAGGAAAAAATAAGACTTAGAACACGCATAGATTATTATGGTGGAACTAGCACAGTGCGAAATGCCGTGCTTACATTGGCATATACTATGTTACGTGCTTCTGAAATTAGACGCATGAAGTGGGAATTCATAGACTTTGATGAAAGGACTATCTCTTTCCCTAAAGCATCCAGAAGGCGCTTACAAGAACGTAGTAATAAGAAGAACCATCTGCACGTTGTACCAATGTCTGATCAAGTCTACAAACTTATCACGGAACAGTATGAAATAAATCCAGATCAGCCTTATGTCTTTGCCTCACCAAGTAAAGATGGAGCGATGTTATCGCGAACCACACTTAATAGAGCACTGGTTTATGTTGGATTAGCAGAAGTAACAACCCACGACTTTAGAGCGACTGCATCTACCCTGCTTAATGAGAAAGGATATAAGCCAGATTGGATCAACAAACAGCTTGCTCATCAAGATCCTGATAAAACCCGCGCCACCTACAATCATGCAAAATATCTAGAAAGCCGCAGAAAAATGCTTCAAGATTGGGCTGATATTGTAGATAGTTGGAAGTTGGTATGAGATACATCTACTTAAAGAAGGACAATAAGTATCTGCACATTGTTCAGAATGAACATGATGATTATCAGGACTTTTCAGACATAAGTGGCATGTACACACAGCACTTTGTATTGAAGACGGAGAAAGAAGGTGCTATTAAATTTCTACAGCAGCATGAAGTTGATTATTTTCTTATTAAGGCGGGAAGAAAGTTGAAGGGATTTAAACAGGTGATAGAGTGATGCTTGCTAATGTTGTACACATTGCAAGCAAACCGAAATACTGACATTTGTTTTAATGGTGTGGGCTGTGCAACTTGTAAGCATTGGCAAGCTTAATATCATAACTATTCTTAGCATAAGCAGCACCATTGTAACCTCTCGCAAAAGATTTCCAGTCTTTGTTATTTAATGCATTTACAAGGCCATTTGTTTTGATATATCGAATCATTGCGTCAAGCTGAGACGCTTCATCTTTATACATAGCATTGATAAAGCTTTGGATCGATGGATAGCCAAGGTTAAACCAGTGATAACCCATCACTTGTCCGATGCCCCAAGAGCAAGATTCAAGTGCTGAGAATCTATCAAATTTAGCAGCATCCTCAAGTTTCTTATGCTGTTGTGAATAAAGACCATATCCACCAGCTGATGTATTACATAAATCTGGGCGCTTCCGCATCATCTCATCAGCAATCGAGCGTTTTTTGTGAAGAATTAATCTCTGACGCATCACATGACGTTCAAAGAGAATTACTGGTGTGCCATCTGCATTAAAGCCATTACCTTTGCACTCAACATCAATAACCGCTTGCAGTGCGGCAGGCTCAACACCGATTACAGTAGCTTGAGTGGCTACCTGTTCCTTGGTTAGTTTTTTATTCATGTCTCACCACCTTTGCCACTTATGATTGCAACAAAAGCCGACTTAATTTCAGCAATCACCTGTGACATTGACTTGCCTTTTAACAGAGCAATGGATTGATAAGCGATACCGATGAAAAGCAATCCAAAGACTGCAAACATCAACATGATGAAGCCTTGGAACATTGTGGTTGAAGCACTGTAGCCATAGTGCTCTATGAATGCTGAACCGCCATAAAGACTGACAGTCACACTACACACAAACTTCGTGATAACCCCAACTGAAACTTGAATTTTCCCCTTATCATCAATATCCCCACTCAAAACAAGTGCAAGAATTGCCCCGATTACTGCTGGAAAGATCTTTAAGACCCATGGAATTGCGTTCTCTTGCATAACAACCTCAATTATTTAATATCAATAAAAAACCCTGAACTTATTAGAGTTCAGGGTTTGTGTTGGTTGATTGGGTATTAGCGACAATATTTGTATAGCAACTTATAAAATACAGTATCAGCTATCATAGCGTAGCCTACAGCATTAGGATGCACATGATCATCAACAGCCTCTAACTGGGTTGTTGATCTCGCACTTATCTTGTGCCAAGTAGGGTCAAATTTTGTTGGATCTGTCTCAGGATCAGTTGTAGTTTTCTCATAGCCGATCTCACTACAAAATGTGCTACTAATTTGCAAGAAATCGACATTAGTTTTTGTCGCAATCATTGCTTTGTAAGAATCATTAAATTGCTTAATTGATTCAAATACTTCACGCTTTGATACGAAACGCGTACCTGTATATGTCTTAAACATAAAATCAGGCGCTTGGTTTAGGCCTAGACAAATGATATCTGTATTAGCATGTGTGGAACGGATCTTATCTATCAATAGACCAAGATCGATAGCAGATTGTTTTGCCGTACTGTTATAGACATCATTCCAGCCAAGTTGAATGATAATAGTCAAATTTGAGCCTGTAGAATTAACACCCGTGAATCCGTTTTGAGACAAGTAATAGTTCAAATCAAATTGAGATGTTGATGGGTTCCAAAATGCATTTATTACAGGGTTGGTTTCGCCAACTGAAGCATTATTCAAGTAATGAAACGCACGCCAGCCACCCCGCCCTTCATGCTTAACAATTTGATCTCCAATAGTGCCTATGAATTGAAGGTTTGTCATTGATAAGGGGGCTGGACTTAATTCATTAGAAAGTAACCGGTACCCAACTCCACTCAAACGACGACTACATTCGTTTGGCCATGCACCTTCAATTTTTGCCTTTTCATAGCCTTTGGTTGTTGAATCTCCGATTGCTAGAACATAGCGTATTGCACTTGGATTAATAGGAGTGTCTGTAACTAACACAGGAAAAGAAGCTAGCGTTTTTTTCCAGTTTAAATCCTCTGTTGTTTGAATCTGAACCGGTATGCTCGCCGACGTGGTGGGCTTAATTTTACATACACGTGCATTTGATCCTGAGATGTTCCACGCGACATTATCAGCATTACCTACAATGCCATCAGAATATAAATAAATCGGCTCATTTTTCAGCGCATAAACAGCATCTGGAACAATAGTTGAATACTGTTTTGGTCTAGACTCAGGTATATAAAATCCAGAAAAGGCATGTGCATACGCTATCGCTGAAGAGGCGCGAATATATGAAATATTAGGGTCAGATATAAGAAGGTTGTAACTAGACTCTACTGATGATGAATATAGAGACTGTAAGAAAGCACCTTGTTTATCGAACGCAGATATACTGGCAACAAGTGATGCATTACCCCTGCCAGTATAAACAAACTTCTGCCCTTGCTTGACCGAGATTAAAGGCGATGTCTCCCATGTATCTGATTGAACAAAACCCCCAGTTAAAGTAATGTATCCTTTAGCGACATCACTGGTTTTGAAGAAATCCACAATAAATGGATTGCTTACATAAACATTAATTGTAGTTGTTGAAACTGATGCAAGCTGAATACTTAGGCGCACATAACGTGCATTAGCATATTGGTCAGTCGGCTTAATTTCGAAACTTGCCGCAGTATCTGTATAAATCCCTAGAAAGGTTTTGTTTGAATCATAAAATGCTACAGCAGCTGCTGTTGAAGATGAGCCAATCAGCGCGCCTATTCTTTTTAGTAATGCGCCAACATCAACATTAATAAAATCAGTCGACTTCCAATTGGCATTAGAGATAACAGAACCATCGGTTTTTGAAATATAACCATTACTCAATGTTCCTGCTGCAAAATTTTTATATGTACCAAAAACCGCAGATTGTGTTTCTAAATTAGCAATAAGAATCTTATTGTCTGATTCAGAAGCTTTTTGATCTGTATAAGCCTTAGATTGGGTAATTGGATCATATGGGGATTTTGTAAATACTGAGCCATTCCACTGCCAATCCCCTCGCTTAGATAAGTCTGGATCACTTGTTACTGTCACTTTTGAGTTGGTAGGAATTGTGGCTTTATCAGCGTCCATTTCTGTGTAAGTTAGATAAGCCTTGTTACCCACACCTACTGCATTAATTTTCCCATCCAGAACGGCCTCAGAATTCATAGCGCGCCCCACCTCAGAGGTAATATTCTGTTGCAAAGTTTGCTCAGCAGCAATTGCTCTATTTTTTTCCGCTATTATAGATCCACTACCCTCTGCTAGCTGCTGATAGATAATTTCTAAATGTGTTTGAACACTTTTCTTATCAAGGGCAAAAACAATTCCAGCCGTTACACCGTCAAAAATATTTGGAGTCGTTCCTGCATATAAAGTGTCTATATATCCCTTTAAACCTGCGAACACCTGGGCATCACGCATTTTTGCCAGTTCATCAAAATTAGCATCGTGTGTACGTCGCCACTCAATTTCTTGTTTTAAACGTGAGGCCAGTTCTGCATCAATCATATTCTGCTCTTGCAGAATATGAATGATCTTATCAAAGTCATAGTTAACTGCTTCAGGGCGAAAAGAGTTGTCGTAGGTTTTATAATCTGTATCTCGGTTTAAAACCGTATCTCGATACAACTCAATCTGATCACCATCTTTGGGTGGTTGCGCGAAAACAACTTTCTTTCCAACCAGATCAACTGTGTAAACGCTTCCTTGTGGGATTTCCTTATTCAAGGTAACCACAAGATACCCGACATCATGCAAATCAAAAGTGATAGGAAATTCGGTTGTGATTCCATTGGCGTAATAACCAACGTAGGGTATCTGTTCTGGTACTGACATTGAGCCACTCCTAACTAAAATCCATAGTGGCCTCAAATACGCCACTGTCTGGTCTCCAATTAGGGGACTCATTTGATTCTATTTCGTTGTGTATCCTTCCAACTCGCTCTGGCGCTGAAACAATTGCACCTGATAAAGAATCAAGATAATCATCTGGCTGGCTTGATATAGCAGGATTCCATTCACGCATTTGTTTTACTTGTGGCGTATCTTCGGTCTCGCCACCGTCCTTCTCTACCCATAAAACTGAAACGTGCGCCCACAACATGCCTGACAATAATGGAGATTCAATTCCTTCAAGAATCCGTTTATTCTTATTTTCTGTGCTGTGCTTTTCTTCTACCACACATCTAATACGGCGTTTCTTCAAAGCAGCTTTAAGTGATGCTGGTGCAAAACCACCGATACCGTTTGTCTCAATCACAACCTTAGGTAGCTTAAACTCCTCGATAATGTCACAAAGCTGCCACACTTGACCGCCTATGATCTCGCCGCCTTCATTGGTTACGGTTACAGGGCCTGTTAATGGTATTGCTCTATGCCAGTACTTATTCCCGTACTCGTCATGGAAAACAAGTGATGTCGATGAGATGTCGGATTTAAGTTTGCCCGAAGATGGATCCCAGCGGAATGAAGCGCCAACCAAACGGCGATCACCAAGGGTTAAAACATATTCCTTGTTTGCTCGTTTAAGCACAGGTTCACAGTCATAAGGGATAATCTTGTCTGGATCTAAGCGAACATCACCAACAGGCTTAGCATGCATCTGGTATTGTGAATCCCACTCGTTAAGTGTTTTACATTCTTCGCGACGAGCCTCCATTTCTTCTTTTGTAAAGCGCTCCGCCCAGATCCCTTCGGAATAGAAATCCGTAATGTAGTGATCTTCAAGCAATGTTACTTGCCAATGCTCTCCCACTTTTTTGCATTGATAGTGCACGCCTTTTTCAAGGTATTTAGAGCCAGTACCAATACCGCAAAACGAATGAATCGGCTCAAAATCTAAATTAACAATCTGCCCAGCAACGCCATTTTCAACACGGCGCTCATGCTCAAACATTTTTAAAATAAATTTTTCTACTTTCTTTTGTTTTTTGATTTTTTCATACAATGAGTCATATGTATGAGGCGTGCCGATCCATAGCTTTTTCGCACCGGGTATTGCAATGTGCGTTTGTTCGCTAAGTTTCTTAGGTAGCTTCTCTCGTTGTTCTGGATTTGAGGTTGTTTGGGGTGTCTCCACGTCATCATTTTGAATGAAGTGCGCACGGTGACCGGTCACACCTGACAAGATACCTTTGGCAAGCATTGTCCCATAACGCACATCTTCCGTACCATTAACAAACCAACGTTCAATTTCACCCTGTTTGATTGCTACAGCAAGGTTATCTGCACAAAGTGGATGGCGAAGCAAAACATCACGTGTACCCTTACTACACTTATAGGCATCTGCATCGGTTGTGCCTTGATGGAGTATTTGAGTGCTAGGCCAGCAATAGATCACCCAAGCATTAAATACATCCAGAATCGTTGACTTAGAATGACCACGCGGCATCATGAGCAATGCCGTGCGCCCATTCAAATAAAATTTCTCTAGGAAGATGCAAACTTGTACGTGAAAGCCCGGTACTTTCCAGCCTTGCAGTTCTGCCCAAAGAATAAAAAACGCTAAAAAGCTTATCTTTGGTTTAGTCATTAACTGTATTTAGCTGCCAGTTTTGCGGCTTCTGCTTCGGCCTTTTTAATTAAATTCTGTTCGTGTTTTTCTTGGGTTTCAGGTGTGGCACTAATCGGCAAAACCTTACCTTCTTTGATTGCGATAACGCGTTCAAGCGCCCCCATTACCGCAGCTTGATCTTTCACAATCTTGTACATGAACCCTTTATCACCACGGGCTTGCTTTGACTCCAAACCAATATCCATAGCGATTAAAGCGGTATTTATCATATCGTCCGCTATGTCTTCAGATAGTTGTTTAATTCGTTCCGCCTGATCATCACGCATAAAAAAGCCCTCGCATAATTTTTAATAATGCGAGGGCTTAGGTGTTGGTGGGTTGGGTGAAAATAATAATTATTTATAGGTAATCAGAACAGCTATCCGAATAGAAATTCTTCAATTCTTGTTTGATTTTTTCGACCATAGAAGGTGTAGGATTTATATCTAAATTTGCCCTTTCAAGAGTTTTCTGTAGAATCATACCTTTAATAATTTCTTTATCCTTGATATAGCGCGGCTTGTAGAAATCAAGAATATCAGGCTCTTTATGCTCTAATGAGAATCTTGAAATTGACTCCACATATTTATCCATGAAAAGCAAGCCCTTTTCATAAAGTTTTTTTGCCTGCAAAGGCTTGTCTAGGTAGTCAGCCACATCAGCACAATAAACCATCCGAACCCCTTCTAAAGCATTGCTTTCATCGTGGCTTGGAACTGAGAACATGTTAGATGTGTTTTCATCGCTAAATATTGCCTCTCTATCAAGCATCATACTTTCAGCAATACAATATGTAGGAAGAATTAATAACAAAATCAGTAAACTTCTCACTGAATAACCCTCTCAAAATCTGGCGCCTGAATATCAGCAATATCATCACCCCACCACCGGGAGCGCCCTTGTTCTCGTTGTGCTTTTCTTAAAAGCTTCTGTCTATAACCTGGTGCAATACTATCTTGTATTTCATCAAAGAACATTCTATTTACAGCAGCCTTTGTATACCAGAGGTTTTGTGCTGGGATTTTTGACTTTGCAAGCTTAAACGCCTCATTAGCTGCATTGGTATCTTTTCCTTCGTACCATTGGTTTAGATTACCAAGAGTCAGTCCAAGTACTGTTTTTGCATCACCCCCAGCTGGACCCGCAATAAAGTCGGACACACCTCTACCACTCGGATCTACGCCAGCCGCAACAATATCACCAAGTACTGACAAGCCCCCCCCTTGAACTACAGATCGACTAAAAAACTGTGTTGTTTTTTGTGGATCATCACTATCCCACATGGTTTGTGGATCATTACCATTAGCCAGCTCCTTTAACTGAACGACCAAAGCACCCAGTAAAGTAGTCATAAAAAATAGAGACATCCCATATTCAGCCTTCCCCTTCAATCCATTCTGAGCAAGTGTGCGACTACCTTGGCGCATCAAAAATGCGGATGGGAACGTTTTGAATTGAAGTGTACAACGAAGAATCTCACCCATTGCTGTGCCACGTTTTAAACCACCAGTCATCCAAGTACGCTCACGCAATCCACCTTCGATAACTGCCATACCTTGTTCGTCAAGTAAATGTGTCTGTAGCTGGGTTGCGACTTCTTCACGAACGCGCTTTGGATCTCCAAACTGTGAAAGTTTTGAATCTGGTATTTCATAAATCGAACGGGCTGACATGAGTTTATTGCCCTTTCGGTCTAGGACAGGATCTGCAAGGCGCATCACTTCCCATGCACGCTCGCTTAGTCCAGTTTTAGTCAGTAACTCCTTATCAATGTCAGTAAGATCACTCCAAGCCCTAGAGCGCGTCATATCGCCATATTTAGCCATGAGCATTTTTGAGAATCCAACTTTAGAGGCAGCAGTCAATGCATTCAAAAAAGAGACACGCATAACTTGAGATGCTACGCCATTGGATATTTTTGCAAGCTTTTCCGATTTTCCGTAAACAGACGTTAATCCATCATCCGCCCATCGGTTGATAGTTCCTAGCATCTCTTCCGTTGCGAGGCCAAGACTATGCGCCAGCTCACGATCAGCTTTATTTGCTGGGTTGAGTTGCGTGATTAATTCACCAAAGGTTTTTCGATACGCGATGTTATGCACTGAAGCTGTTTTGGCAATCATTGCCTGATCTGTTACGGATGATAGCGTTGTCCCACCAAGCATGGATGCAACATTCATAGATCTATATGCAAGCCCTAAATTTGCCAGCACTTGCGATTGAGGGGCATTACCACCTGTAAGCTCATCAAACATAACTTGAGCTCGTTTAAGAGTTGCATCAGCTTTTTCAGAATTTTTTTTCCTTTCCAAGTCAGTTCCACCACTCATTGAATCCTTTGCTTTGGCAGCATCCATAAGAACTTTCATTGCCGTTTTAGGATTGCTACCAAGAGCCTCCACAAGTGCAATATCTTTAGACATTGATGAAACGTGTGCCTCAATCAAGTCTACAAACTGCATGCCGCCATATTTGCTCTGGTAGTCCATCCAAGCATCCGCATCTTTAAAATGCAGCACACGGCTTTCACTATGCTTGCTCGTAACTTTTGATGTGCCTCGAGGGGTTGCTTTACCGACCTGAATTTTATTTGCACCATCCATAATGATCGAATCAAAGGCATAGCTGAGCAATTCTTTAAGCTCGTCCATGCTGTAAATGCTTCCATCTTCATGTACATATTTACTATGGTCGATATTTTGGATTGCATCATCCATCCATTGCTCTTTACCAGCGACAGCAAGTTTTTCAGAATTATGTGTCTGTGGCATCCCCCAATCATCTAGCTTTCCAATATCGCCGCCGTTTCGATTGAATCGGTCACGCATATTTTCAAAGACATCACCCATTTTATCGGAGATGTGCTTTGCCAAAGCATCACCAGAGCTTTGCCCAAAGCGCTCTTGAATAATGTTTTTAACAAGATTCTGGTCGGTGAACACACCAATACCGCCCTTAATGTTTGTGTAAAAATCGACAAGATCACCACGATAAATTGAAGCGATTGCACGTGCCTTAGAGTCAATAGACTGAATCCCAGACATATCACCATGCGCAGCAACCATGCGATCAACAACCTCACTTGCTGGCAATGTGGGATGATCCAGCGCGGCAATGTTTTTACTTTGTGTAATGGCATCATTCACAGCAATTTGTTTTTTACGCTGTAGCTGAGACTGAATATCTAAAGCGACCTGTTGCGAGGCTTCTTTTAGTTTTTCTGTATCGCTCAGGTTGTGCCAGCGCTGGCGGTCTTTACGTGCAATGTTCTTCTTTGCATCAATGACACGCTGTTCAATGTTCTGGATCTCTTGCTGGTTTAAGGTTGTCTTGCCTAATGCTTGTGCTACAGCTTGAATGCATTGTTGTTTCATCGATTATTCTCCGTACTGCAAAGCACAATTAATTGCTGTTTGGGTTGCTAGATTTTCAATTTCTGCACTTTTTGCATCAGCTTCTAATTCCGATGCTAATTGGTGTAAGGGTATTTGCGTTTCAGTTTCCACCCCATCTTCAGTGATACGCTTTACCGCAATCATCTGATTGGGGTTGTCATTCAAGATGTTCAGAAAGGCAATATCATCTGGTGTATCCCCAAACAAAGAGCCTTGCCGTGGATCTCCCAAAGCTTCAACCTCATCAACTTTAGATTTGATGAAGTCACTGATTGCTTTAGAGCTTCTATTGTTCTGATCAAATACTTGTAAAAATTCACGCGCACTAGGTGATAGGCCATCATCAATCAACTGACCTTGATTTAAATAATCATCAACCTTTAAGTCATTCGCTTTTAGATCACTTAGCTTTTGTGCAGCCTGTGCCAGATCCGTTGCAATCGTATTTGGATAGCGACCACCTTGTTTGACTAAATCGCTTAATTGAGCCAGTTGAGGCGCAGAACGCAACAAAGCATTTAATACAACCTTACCCTCTTCTCCAATGTTCTCTGATAGGCGCGCTACCAGATTTGAATCACCATATGCCTGACTTGCTAAAGCTGTTTCGATACGGGTTTTACCCTGCTGTGATAATCGTCCATCACTGGTTATCGCATTTGATCTCTCAGACTGTGGAAGTTGATCCACGAAAGAGCGCACGTAGTCCATGCTTCCCTCGAGGTTGATATTTCCATCTGAATTAAGGCGCAACATACTTGCATCGGGCAGGCGATTAACGTCACTTTTGGCACGTTCAGAAGCGCTGAATTGTGCTACATCGCTTTCATTTGCAAGCCTTGCAAAGCTTGCACGATCAACATCACTAATACGTGTACGCACCAAAACAGGATTGTTAATACCTGAGATATCAAAACCTCGAGTGTTTGCATAATCACTGACAAACTTGCGATACGCCTCTGCCTTACCATCCGCATATGCTTTTGATATTGCCATGGTGCGCCCATTACCCGATTCAACAACATTGTCCAATCCTATGATCGGTGCGCCGTCAGAAAGCTTATATGACTCGCCCAGCAATTCAGGCTTAAGATCATCTGCCATTCTTTCAATCTGCTGACGTGATGCTTCACGGGTACGATCACGGGGCTGTAGCTCTGCTGGATAACGTGGGTTTACAGCAAACAAAGCATCATTTGATGCAATAAGGTCATTCAGGTCTTTAACCTCATAAGCAACATCATAGCTTGTACCATCCATGCCATAAGCTGTGCTTCGACTCTCCCCACCAAAACGAGCGCTTACGGTATTCCATTTTTTACGCCACTTATCAATTGCCTGTTCAACAGTCATGCCTGACATGCCGTTATTCTTTACAATTTTATTTGCATTCTCAGGATCATATTTGCGGACTACATCTATCAGCTTTGCACTTGGGTCAGCTTTTAAAACATTAACTGCACCAGCTGGCCCCAGTAAATGCCCAAGATATTGTTCATGGGCAATAGGCTCTCGCCCTAGTTTTTGTTTAATGTAGTTGTTGGCATGTTTAATATGTTTCAGGCCTACGCGGATCTGCTCCTCTACATTGCGCCTATCACCTCCGCCTAGATTCCCCCATGTTTTATCAAGCACTTGAAATAAACCAAAAGCAGATGATAATCGCTTTCCATCCTTACCTATAGGTGGCTGGGCAGTATGATTAAAATTGCTTTCAAGTTGAGAAATAGTGAGCGCAACAGTGGGGTCTACGCCGTCCTGATTTGCTTTGCGTGCAATCAATTTTGCATTGGCTGGTAATGCACTAGATTCAATATCAAACGGTTTTCTCTTTTCATCCCCCTTCACATCTTTAACGACATTTACTGGGCGACCTGTTCTAATTTGATCTGTAGCATCGTCAAGATTAATTAAATGGTTATTTTCCTGAATCGGGTTTGCAGGCTTTACAGGTGCAACAGAGTCATCCATCTGCATTCGGTTAACTTCAAGTGTACTCTCAACAACTGTAGACTTGGCTTCTGGATTTTGGTTTAAGCTATCCAGTTCAGCCTTAACACTTTTATCGAGATAACGAGCATAACCACGGCTTGCACCAAAAAATAAGCCATTCAAAAGCAGATCCGTACCTACGCTTTGGTATGTGATTTCGTATTCTTTGGCTTGTTTTTTGTAGCCAGCGTTTTCAAGAATCTCACCACTTGCAAATTGACCACCAGTAGATAGCGCTGTTGCGCCACCAACCGACAAGGCCGCATCAGCCAGTACTCCACCTGTGCCTCTTAAACCGTAAGACAAAGGCAAAGCAGCAGAAGCACCAGCAACCACACCATCAACAGAAGCAACCTTTAATGCTGTCTCACTATCAACACCTTTTCTAACAAGATCCTTGTATTTGTAATTTGTTTCAGACCCACCCGTAACCCCTATTGCGCCAGCTAATCCACCCAATGCACTACCCGTGATTGCACGTGTTGCAAAGTCGCCTAAGCCAAAACCAATTTGCCCGACTGTTCCGGTATTCTCTTTATCTTCTAGGTTGCTTATACCCTCAAGAACTATGTTGTCGCGTGCTACTTCTCGTTTAGCCTTAAACTCTTCGTAAGGCTCGATGAAGTTGTTTGTTGAGACATCTTTGAAACTGTAAGCCAAGCGATCTGTAACAGCATCCACAGGCGCGGCAACCACATCGGCTACTTTAGCAAAACCAGCTCCAGCACCGCGAAACGGCGAAGAAGCAGCACCATCAAATAAGCCTACTTCCTTAGGTTGTTGTGGTTTCGCGCCAAGACCTTTGTTTTGCAGTTCCTCTACGGACTGTTGCTCATCATCTGAAAAAGTATCTAACCAGCTCATTATTTAGTTACTCCACTCATTTTGATACGCCAAACAGCTTTATTAACAACCAATGGTTGTCCGCGCTCGTTAATTAAATCGTATTGTAGTTCACCTGTACTGCTCGACTTCCCTTGTCTTAAGCGAAGATTTTTAAGTTCGGCAGCACTTATCCCCGTCTGTTGAGCAATCACGTTATAGCCTTGATCTAAGCGTGACGAAAATGCATCATCTGTCATTCCGTAGGGCTTGGTCACTTTCCATGACTGGTATTTACCACCCATGTAATTTCTGAATCCGCCGTCTTGATCGTAGATGCCGCCAGTAGTAAAACCTAAAGCAAATTCAGCAATTTCCTTGTTTGGCAATTCATCCGCTTTAGAATGCGCCTCACCCCGTGAAACCATCGTGTCCGCATACACAGCTTTGAAAACTTCATATGCATCATTGGCGGTGGTTCCCGACACTGTCTGCCCTACATAATCATTAAAGGATGCGCGTAAGTCAGCTTCTTTAGGCATTGTGAATTGCTTATTTTTTAATAGCTGTGTACCTGAAATGATTGATGTGGAAAGCTCACGGCCTTCGGTTGATTTAAAATTGTTTAACCTTGCTGTTCCAGCGGCAACATAATTCAGTGATCCGCTACCTAGTTGCTTTAGTGTTTCTTGCCAAATCTGCTTACCGCCAGTAATCCCTTTAGTTTGCCCAATCAAGTTGCTGATTAAGTTTAACTTCTGGTCAACACTTGATTTATCAAACTCGTCGATTGCCTGTGGTAGTTGATCCGTAGAGATTGGCTTAATAGCAACGTTAGGATCATTCTTTTTCATTGCAAGTTGATACGTGCCTACTGTGACCAGATTTTTAGCCAAGCCTTGAGGATTTGTTTTAATAGCTGTTGGATTGATGTCTGGTAACTGAATACCATTTTCAGCCAAAATTTGACTTGGGTTGTCTTTGGCTAATTTGATCTTTTCGTCATAGATGGACTGGTAAACATTCATCACTTTTTCTTCGCGCACAGGATCCGAAGAAGATGAATTTTTTAATAACGCCTTTTGATCGTTAAGCATCTTAAGCTGCTCAGTTGTGCTTAGCTTTGAGAACTTCTGGAAGTTGCTTGAATGACCCATGTAAAAGTCAAAATCAGCCTGATTATCTGTACCATTAACAGCCGTTCTAACGTTATCTACATAGGATGCATCTAAGTTTCGACCAGTCAAAACAGACTGTTTAAACTCATTAAAAACTTTATTTGATTCAGTAAGACGCTTATTCTCTTCAATCTGTTGGCGGTTCTGAAGGGTATGGATCTTACTTGAGATAGAGGCTTTATAGTCCTGCACTTGACCGCCGTTTAAGTATCCGTATGCACCCTTATCTAGATCGGTATTTAAAGTACTTAGCTCATCGACACTACCAGAATTAACAGCAGATAAAATACGCCCATCAAGGTCAATTTTATTCGACTCTTCGCGAAGTTTTTGCATGCGCTGTGACTTCTCTGCTTCGGAGATAGGCGCATTATCAAGATATGTTTTAAAGTATGATTCACGCTCTTGTGTGGGCAATCGCGTAGCTATGCCAAAAGCACGATCAACTAATTCAACGCCTTTCTGTTCATCAGCTCTCAGTTGTAATGGGAAAAACGAACTACGCTGATTATTTACAGATTGTGCCCAATAGTTTTTTAATTGTGGCTTGGCGTGTTGTGGCAAGTTTTCTTCCAACTGTGCATACCGATCATTTGACCATGCTGAAAGATCGTTATTGGCTTGTTCAGCCGATAAAACACCATTACCAACCTGATTCTTTAAATCGGTTACTTTGTTGCTAAAGTCTGTAGTCAGCACATCATCAAGCTGTAGCTTAGCGCTGTTTTCTTCTTGTGCGCGCTCTTTCTGCCATACTTGTTGCTGTCTACCCATGATTGCAGAAAACACACCCATAGCAGCATTATCTGGACGGTATCCACCCGGATTAGCTGCGTCACCTACTCTTTGAGTTGTTCCAGTTATTACGCCTTGGCTAACAGGTATCTTCATTATTTCCATCCCTTTTTAGCTAAGCCTTTTAACGGCCCTAAATCACTGAACGTGCGGTCAAGAGAATCGCTTGCCTCTGCGCGCATCTGGCTTGCTGCATAGTTTGCTTGTGACTTAGTGATATAAGCGTTTGCAGCGGAATCGCCAGCAATCTGATCTTGAATTGCGGCAGCGCTTCCTACATCTACATTTAAGCCATTTTCAGCAGCCGCAGCACGCGCACTGCTTTGCATCTTCTGGCCTTGATTTAAAATGCTTTGTGCATCAACACGCCCTTGCGCCTCTGTTGTTTCAGCTTGGTTGCGTAGAGTTGTGGCGTTATTGATTGTATTTTTTGCGCCATCAACCTTTTCCTTAATTGCCTGAATAAGTGCCATCCACCACATACTTAGACCTCCTTCGAAAAATTAAGGCCTGTACAGGTAAAGCCGTAGCTTTCATACAGTTTGGATACATCACTGGATTTGATTCCAGTAGTTGTGCCTGAGTGAATTGCATCGACCTTCTGCTCTTGTGACCAGACAACAAACTCTTTGATCAGTTCACTGCCAGCACTTGAGTTTCGACATTCTGGGAGGACGTATAAACAAAGCTCATAAGCAACCTTCTTTCCGCTAAACCATTCAATGCCAGTTGTCGCTACCATTGTGCCGATAGGTTTTTGATCTTCATCAACAGCCACAAATACAGACTTACCTTCAATAATTAAAGTGCCCAAAAATGAGCGTGTAGATGTTTCATTGAATTGATTGAAATTAGGTGCTTCATGAACAATGCGCTTGCCAAAATCAACAAGCGCATCAAGATCATTTAATGTTGCTTTTCTGACAAGCATAACTATCTCTCATTGATTGAAATCCGTGATGAGATAGCTTGCACATAGAAAGGTAATGGTTTGTCGTGTGTTATTTGAAGGGTAAAGTCATAGACAGTTTCCCAGCCTTTTAGGGTTATTTCGGCATAACCAGTGAAAGGTTTATTCTGGAAAACAGATTGATCAAAGTTTTTATACTGAAGCGGCTGTGGTGGCTGATCACAGTTAATCACCTCGCCACCTAAGCTCTCATACAGAAAAACAAAAACGCTATTCAACTGTAGCTTATCGTGTAGAACGGTCGCTGGCGCTTGAGCAAGATTTGGTGGATAAAGAGCAGCTCTACAAACAAAATGGTTTCCTAAGTGAACCAGTTGATTTAGTGAACTGTTTAATTTTACAACAAGACCATTCACTGTAACGTCAGTGTAAAAGCGCCCATCATTATTGCTGAAGCTTGCTATCGGATTGCTAAGTAGACCTATATTCGGCACCAATGCAGTATTACCGTTGAAATCCTTGTCAATCTCACAATCACTAAATGAATTTTCGGACAGTTCTTCGAGAACAGTAACGCCGTTCCTAACAACAAGCATAAAGCATTGATCATCACCAAGATTGGTCGGTATTGAGCACATTGAAATAACATTGCCCCCAAAGTCATGATGTGACCACGCCGCCATAGCTTGAGCCTTGTTATATGTCAAAGCAGCAACTGTACCGTTATTAAGGACGCACCAAACAATCGAATCAGGTGTCTGCTGGTAAGTAATTTCAGCAAAGCCGCCTTGGTCTTTGGCAATATGAGGCGCAATCGCTGTTAGATCGTCAGAGACAAGTCCATCAGTTGTGTAGTCATATGACATAGCTCTTAGGCGCGCACCACCGCGCTGAACGTATAAAACCTCATTCCCCACACGACAAGGGCGTACATCTGGGTGACAACCGTAGGCTGTTTGCTCTTCGATCTGTGCTGTACTTGGTGTAAACGCACCAGTTGACGAAACAATAAATTCAGCCCCACCTGTCAGCACTGCCACGCCACCACGCTGCACAAGGAATAAAATATTGTCTGACTGAGCCGATGAGGATGCCATGCTGATTGCATCTGAATCATCAGAGGTTGTAAGAAAATTACCATCATCGGCAATTGCGGAGAACCAGATTAAATTAGGCGATGTATCTGTATTGGCAAAGACAAGGCGCTGTTTGAAAAATGATACAGCGCGCGGATACCCTTTCTCATCTGAGAATGCACCAGCGGAAATATGCCATGACTTGGCAATAGCCTGAATGTCACTTGTGAGCTTCACCATCACAATGCCACGTGCTACCGAGGGATTATCAATTGATGTGATTTGAACCTGACCACCGTTCAGGGTAACGATTGAATCAATATCCTCAGATGTGAAGATGTTCGCTGCCGATCCTGTTACCTCTTCCCAGTATAAAGATCCAACTTCATCTGGCTGCTTGCCTTTTGATTCTGTCAGCGCTTTATATGTCTTTGAAGCAAAGATTACACGGTCATCCGTAATGTAAGTTGTTTCGGCGTCCCACGTAGGATATGAGGCGGCAGACAACGTAACAGTCATCCCCACTTCTACACCAGACGGCGTAAGTGCAACATTGGGATAACGCCCTTCATCATCCAATGGCGCGATATTAAAAACGAATGCACCAAATTGCCATGTATCAAAAACCTTTGATGTGACTAGCCGATGAACTGGTGTATCACCTTGAACAAAGAACATTCGGTAACGAGTGTGCGCAACTTGCACCTCCTCCACCTTTTGCGCCGTGTCATAAGGTGTATTAAATTCCTTTTCAATAAGATGTGTGCGTGGGTTATAGATCCACATTTTCCCAATACCAAGCATGATTAGAAATGGATTTTTTGACTTAGGGATGAATGGAATTAATCTTAATGCCTGTGTGTCTAGGCGAAACTTTGTGCCTGGTCTTTTTTTGAATCCACCCTCAATAAGTGGAATCACATTAAACAGTTCTTTTGCGCCGTTGCTGTACTGCTGAATGTCTGTGCGCGTACCAAGTAACGGGCTTAACTCACCAGCGCTAAAGTTGTTTTTGATCGTGAATTGTTTCATTAGTAGCGTGCTCCCAATAAAACAGAATCCTCCATTTGTAGCGATTCACTCTGTGTTTCTTGCGCACTTATGCCACGCGCTTCTTCTAATCGCTTGGTTAAGAGTGATAATGCTGTCTGGCCTGCCGCATCGCTTCCAGTAATCGGCTTGCATAGACGTGATGCAAGTTGCAGCTCCATGCACTCAACAAGCATTGAATCCCATGTGTCTTCGTTGTTGTTGTCAAAGATGTAAATCAAATTGATTACATCTGCATCCGCTAGAATTGATCGACCTTCCACTTCAAATCGCTTACAACCAGCATCGAATAAGCGGATAAAATCACTTGGCAATGGGAATGCGTGGCGGTAACCAAAAGTAGGATGTGTGCTTAATGGCGCTAAACGTGTGCGCTTCTTCGCGCATGACCAAGGGTATTGTCGCAATAAAGCCTTGCGTTGTGACTCGTAAAAGTTACGGCAATATTCAGCCTCTTTTGTTCCATCATCAAAGGACTGGATTGACCGCGCGCCAATCATACCCAGAGCTGCATTACAGATACTTATCTTTGTAACGTTCATAAAAAAACCTCAACCATTTTTCGCTATCGTGGTTGAGGTTTGGTGTTGCTTGGTTGGGTATTAAACTACAAAGTCGATACCGACAACTTTTTGCTCGTTGGCGCGACCAGCACCATAAGAAGCGATACCACCAATTTGCTTAACGTTCTTCTTGTCAGCACGTACAGCAATATCGAAGTTACTAATCGGCACACGGGCAAAATGAACAGCACCTTGCGCGAAAGCAAACGTTGTTTGAGTTGTCACCTCATTTGGCGCTGTTCCTGTAGTAACAGATTTAAGATCTTCATACGGAAGCCATAAGAAGCCAGCCCATTTTTTCGCTACGTCACCATCCTGAATGGCTTGAATGGTTTCGCGATCCCATTTTGTAAGCTCATCATCAATTAAGATTTGCTCCAAAATTTCGGCGTTATACATCATGTACAACGTTTCATTGTCCGCATGATTCGCACGGAATAACTTACGTGCACGGACAATTTTTGCTTTGTTCATTGGCGCACCAGAAGCACCAATTAGCTGAGCTGCTGGCAATGGTGTTGGTGTGTAAGTTTCTCCATCGGCGGTTTTGCGATTAATTGCGGCACCAAAAGCATTGTAAATAACACGATCACGTTGACGCATTTCAGCTGCCAAGCATGCCTGCATGTAATCACTGGTCGGATTTGCTGCAAGCTTTGGCTCATCGCGTGGCTCGATTGGGACGAACAAATCATAATCCGCCATGAGCGCTAAACGTGTACCAGCTTCTGGAACAGACCAAACCGTATCGCCAAAACGATCACCTGATGGTTGCATCTCTACTGTTCCAAGATCGTTAATTGTGAAAGATGAACCTTGGACAGATCCACGATCTTTCACACCAACCTGAAGAACAGATTTCTTTTGTTGACATTGAACTTCGAATGCATCATGAAACTGACGTTTAAACGCCGCCGTGATCATTCCCCCGTTTGTCGCCATATCTTGAGGCATATTTTAGTGCTCCCTTAATCCCGATGATTTTTCGCGTAAAAATCGTTGACTTTTGAAGCGACAGTCCTGTGATCGGGATGATCAGCATTGCTATACGCTTCGCTTGCGAGTAATTGTTGGATGGACTCACTACTGTTTGGTTGTGTGTTTGACGGTGGGGTGTCTTCATGAAGTTGAGAGCCGAAGTAAGCAGCCAACTTAATAAACTGTTCGTTTGACCCAATACGTGGATCTTCAAGTTGCTCTTGTGTGATTCCTGCTGCCAATGCTGCTTTTTTTGCATACCCTACGTTTTCAGTAAACTTATCGCCCCATTCTTTTTGAAGATTGGCTGTTGTTGCGCCTGAATGGGTTTCAAATAGCCGCTCAATCTGACCAGAAATCTTGTCGATCTGCGTCCCTATTAAAAACTCCATTTGCTTTGGATTAATGCCAAGCTCATGAGCTGCTTTTAAGAAATCGCCGTTTTCTGTTTTGAAGTTTTCAAAATCAAATCCATCGCGCTCAACCTTGTAATCATCAGCATTAAACGGCGCTGGCGTATCTGGTGGCGGTTGGTCTGCTGGCGGTGTTGTTGCTGGCACATCACTACCACCGCCCAAAGTTGTGTTATCCGCTGGTGGAGTTGCAGGCGGTGTATCTGTTGGAGTTGGGTTTTCTTGGTTATCAATAGACATAAAAAAGCCTCCTTTGTATGGAGGCTAGTTTTCTGTGTTGGTCATTCTATTTGGTTGTGCGTTTCAGGCTCTAATGCTCTAGATAGTTGAATGCATATAAAATCTAGTACTGATTTTCGTCCAGCTCTATAGCACTGTTCCCGATCTGCTTCCATTCCACCGCTGACATAAGTTGCGCCACCAAAGCGCTCAGCCAAGTCATTTAAGATGCTTCTCCCAATATGAGAGGCCTCGAATAGTGCGTGATAGTCCAGTGGTGTGGGCTTGTTTTTAAGACGCTTGGAAATCCTAAACACGCCCATTTCTCCATCATCATCAGAGCCATTCTTTTGAGATTGTCGCAACGTCCAGTTTTCAGACTTCAGAATCTCATTCAAATCATTCTGCTGACATAGCTTTGAATAAGTTCGCCACCAGCCAATACAGATAGCAATAATCACAGCAATTAAAATTGGTGCTAAATAAATCATGATGGTCGTTGCTCCTCTATCATTGACTGACCCACACCTTTAGCTACCTCTTTACCTAGATTGTCGGTAAAGCTTGCCTCTTGTGCCTGCTGCATTTGGCCTTGTTGTGCTTGTGCTTTCACCTGACGCACTTGATTAATTTGTTTTTTGGTACGTAAAACTTCGGCTGGAACCCCTAAACTTGAAGCTGTCACTTGCGCAATAGCATCAGGATCAATGTTGTCCAGCATTTCTGGATATGTTTGCGCATAGGTCTGTAGAGCTGTCATCAATCGTTCAATTGCACTTACATCTTCCAATTGCTGTGAACGTGCCAATGGTGAAACAAACTTGAATGAAAGATTGCTGCCTTGCAGTTCTTCTGGTGGATCACCAAGCACACCAGCACGGTAAGCCAGACCGAAACAACGCTCTAACAACGGGATCAAAAATTCAGCTTGCCAGCGCCCATACAACGGCCCTAACTGCTGACGAATTAAGTCAACACGCACATGAACTTCGGTAGCCGTCATTGCAGGCCCATCGGCTGGCTGCAATTGATCTGCCATCAAAGCTTTGCGGATATTCGTTTGAAGGTAAGTAACCATGTATTCAGCGACTTGGAAATTTGTCCCATCGTCCAAACGTTTAATATCATCAACATTATCAACAGCAATGATCTTGCGTGGCCCTAAACGTAAAGTACGCACGTTCATAACGCCGCCGTCTTTAGCTGCCCACATACCACCTATCGACAGTTCACCAGACTGAATAACCAATTCTTGTAACTTGTTGAGCTGCTTAGCATCTGGCAATGCAATAGACATCTGTCCGTTTCCGTATACAGAACCCGGTATCTTTCTATAACGTGGACATGCACATGGGAACTCGTTATAGCCTGAATCACGCAAAATGGTTTTTGAATCACATTCAATATGAACAGATTCAAAAGGCATTTTCTTCGGATGTTGCGGTCTATCATCCTTCGGCTCAACATAACCATCGCGTGGCTGAATTACCCACAAGATTTTAAACTTACGATCTGGCTCATCTTTCGATGCTTTTAGCACACTCTCGCTAACACTTTTCTCGCCATATTCAGCAACGATAGCCGCTGCACTCATTTCATATTCACGATAAATGGTGTCTACAACCTGATCCTGACGTGTTGATGCAATGTAGCATTCACCAATAGGCCAAGCTTGAAATGTAAATCCACCGCCCTCTTTTCTGTCAATGTCCGTGTAAAGCACAGCCCAGCCAGCAACAACGCCGTCCAGCACACTATCGTGCGCCTCGTTATCAAAGTTTGAGCCGTGAATGTTACGCCAGATAAACTTGCAAGCTTGATCAAGCCACTTCTCACCTTCAGTGATTTCAGAAAGATCATCGATACCATCTGGCACGGCGCGAAACCACAATGAGTTTGCAGGCGTGGTGCCTGAAATAAGTGATGCTACGAGCTGTTGGATAGACCAGCTCGCAGTTGAATCTAATAAATCGGCTCGCTCAGTTTTGCGCGTACTATCCACAGTCTCGCCGCTGAAAGATTGCTGGCGCTCAGGTGCTCCATATTTGTAGCACTCACGCCAATGTTGCTCATGCACAGCTCGACAAGATTTAAGTTGACCAAGCCGCTTAACCAATTGTGCCGCTTTATCCACATCAACCCCCTAACGTTGTCTTGTTTTGAGTTGTTGTGTTTTCCTGAGATGACAGAACAGTTGCAGCTTTGCGCTTGTTGCGAGCCGCAATAGCTTCATTGCTAGCCTGTGCGCTCTCATCATTTGCCTTCTTCTGTTCTGCCTCAGCGTCAAACGGCTTGGTTGTGTTCTGGCCTGTATCGAAGCCAAAAAGCTTCGCAGTGTTTCGAATAAATCCACCGTCACACATGATTTATTCCTCCACCAAAATATGGCCTTTGCCTTCCACATATTTAAAACGTTGTTTTTTCGGCTTGGCTTTGACTTGTGTGCTAGGTGAACCGTTTAATAACTGCTCTTCAATTCGGCGAACCGTTTCAAGGATTTCAGGGAGAATTAAAGCTGGATCTAGAACACCACCACCCAAAGACGGCTCATCACTTTGCTCTACTGTCTCGGCTGGATTTTCAGGATCAAGATTATCTGTCTTGGGTGATTCTGTTTCGGCAGCCGCTTCCGTTGCTACTTGCTCAACTTCTTGCGGCTGTTCTACTGGATCGGCTGCTTTGCCTGGTGTTTGTACTTGACGACGTGTAGTCATTAAAAAAGCCCTCACTGGTTTGTAAGGGCTAGTTTGTGATTCTGGTTGTTCTGTTTGGTTGTGTGATTAAAACTCTAATCCTCTTTTAGATATTTGGTTTTTAATATTGAAATTTCATTTGCCCTGTGAAGTGAAGCAAATAATGCTTCATAAATATCATTCAACTTCCCCCTGTACTTTTTATAATCAAATTTATCTACTTTATTTAGGTTTTTAGAAAATTCATTCATTAGGCTTTGCAAGCTCTCAGTTTCTGAGATCTTTTTTTCTAACATGTCTAGTATTAATAGCATGTCTTGCTTTTCTTCTTCGCTTAAATTTTCAGTTGGTGTATTTTCAGCCGCGTTCTTTAATTCAAGTAAATCATTTATTTGATTGTGAAGAGTATTAATAATTTGCAGTAGCATACTCATTACTTCTATTTTTAGCTCATAATTTCTTTGCTCATATGATTCGTTTTCTTGAGCATTTGTTATCTTAATCTGATCTAACACCCTCAAGTATCCTTTGTAGGCAAGCCAAAAAGCAACAATTGCTATAACTGTTTGTACCTGACTCTTCCCAAGAAGCTCCCAAACAAACTCCACCCAACTATATAATTCTTGAACCATTTTTATCTCCTTTGACGTATTATGCCAAAGTTTTGAGCCTCTTTGAATGTGGTCATTGGTCAAACCTCTCTTGGTGAAAATATGAGAGCTAATGCAAATACCATTGCATAGATGCCGCTAAAGCAAGACATCACCTGATCACCAGTCATTAATGCACCAAAACTAGATAGCACGTAAAAACATAGGAAAAAGACATGCAATTTGATCATCCTTCCCCCTTGAGCGCTTGCTCTAACCTCTTAACCGTGCCCCAACCAATAACACCTGACAAATGCAGCTTTTCAATTTCACTAACCACTGCATCCACCCGCTTTTGCAGCTCATCCACCTCGGTCTGGCGGTGATTCCAAGCCTTTTCAGCCTCATGCTTTAAATACGTGTAATTGGCATAATCCCCCGCCATAGAATGAGGCTGCTTACCATGTCTTTTTTCAAACCAAATAACAAATTCACTTCTCATCACTTCACCTGCTCTTCAAACTTCTTGCAATTTGGAGATGTGTCACAGTCGCGGAGGTCTTCTAAGGAGTTGGTGATATCTCGACCTTGATCAATGCCAACAGATTTCGGAATGGTTGTCATAAATCCATCAGGAAATCGGAATGAACTGTTCCATTCGTTTTCATCCCATATTGACCAGACGCCATATTCATTCTCTTTGTAATAAACACCAGCCTGCCAATGAGTTGCCCCTTTCGGAGCGTGTTTCATAATTTCTTCAATCATTGTGCTGTTCTCCATCAATGCGGTGGCCTACTGCGATTTCTTCGGGTGTGGCAATTGTCAAGTTGCTGATGTGTTCGCAGATTTGACACTTTGAAACTGACGTGTCTTTTCCATGCGAGATTAAGAACTCCTCATCACCAACCAAATGATTAATAAAATAGACTTTCCCATTAAAGTGACGGATAACCTTATCCCCGACCTTAAACATGCTCACCTCCATCTCTAAAACCAGCTTGCTGCTCGTCTTGAGTTGCATGTCGCCACCACTGAGCCAAGCACTCTCGACGAACACCATCGATTAGAAGTGTGATGTACAAGACACCACTCTTTAGTTTTGGTTTAAGATCAATTTTTAGGACGCGTTTTTCTAAGCCCCATGTTGAAACTACGTGGTCGCCTTTTTTAAATTCTTTAGCTTTCATGCTTCTTCTCCCGAATAGATTGACTCGTAGTCTCCGATGGCTTGTTTTAATGCATCCGACATCTCTTGACCTAGGCATCTAACTTGATATTCAAGCAGCCTAATACCACCATAAGAATCAATGAGATCAACGCTCTCAACTAAGTGCTTGAGGTCTGAAACCAAGCAAGATGCATATTTAGGCGCTAACACAAAATCTTGCATTTGCTCAGACCAGTACTTAAAGACTTCTGGCATGTAGCAATCTTGGTATTTGTTTAATACTTCCTTTGCCTTCTCAACACCGTGGTCTTTTATGAATTGGATTGCGTTCATCACCAGTCACCCCCGCTTAGCACTGAACATAAAGCATTGCTATATACTGCTGCTAATTCTTGTTGTGCTATTCCTGCGTCCCTATGGGAACTGCCCAAAAGTAATGCTAAGCCATCACTAGGGCTGTAATACTGAGCATCTGGAAACGTTTTGCGCACATCATCAAGAAGCTTTGATAATGCTGTGTTTAGGCGCTTAAAGCGCTTCTCAAAATTAGGATCAATGGAGTTAAGCAATTCGTTTGCATCCATGTCGCCCTCAGCAAGGATGTTTAATACTTCTTCTTCGGTATAGATCGCGTTCATTGGCTTTGCTCCCACTTCTCAAAATGAAAGATAATTTTTGATGTCGTCTCTTGAACTTGACCAAACATTAAAGCTAGACGGTAATTGGCAACGTAATCACGTAGTTTTCGATTTGAATCTTCTAGCTGCTTACGCCAAAACTCCAAAGTGAATGAGTGCTTATTCTTGTTGCAGATTGCACATGCAGGCATGAGATTTTCAATCACATCATGTTCAGGGTTCATGCAGGTGCCATCGCCATTTCTACGAATTGGGATTAAGTGATCAGCTTGCCATTTCTCTCCAAGCAACTCACCACAATAAGAGCACATGCCACCAAACTTCATTTTTATGTCTGCTCTTTGAGCTTTGGTTAATTTCATCGCCCTTCCCCGTCACGGGTGGTCATGTTTGCGCGTCTATTTCGGCCCTTCTCTGCTAAGCCAAGATAAAGACCATGCGCCTTTGTTGTTTGTGCTGTTACGATGCCAGCGCCATATTCAGCGTTTAATCGCAAAATATCTTCATAAGACATTTCAGCTTCAAGTTGCTCTGTCACATCGTCCAGAATTGAATCGAAAATCGAAGTGCTTAACTTGCGCTCACCCAGCGTTTTATTAGCCATGGTTCGCTCATGAATCGCTTTCACGTCATAGCGGTAGGTTAGGTGCTCGCCAACACGTGGAACGCGCTCTAAACCTGTTTGATCTTTCCACAATGCAATAAGGTGTTCGCCATTCTCAAAGAAAGGACGTGTACCTGTTGCCCATGCTGAAACCGTTGATGCGCATTTGAGATCTAATACATGCGCTATGCGTAAGTGCGACCACTTCAGGTTGCGTAAATCCAAGATCATTCTTGGAAAGTCTGGTTTCTTATAAGTCATTTTTTCTTTAAGAAAATCCTTAGCTTGCTTTCTGGCCTCGACAAAACACGTGCGCGCGCGCGAAGAGTTAGACCAAACTAAATAATCAATATGCATATTCACCCTCTTACCTCACTCACGGTTAGTTTTAATAATCCGCCTTTGATGATGCTTCCGCGCTTAACAACGAGCTCATCAAACTGTTCGTCATCAACACAAAATTCACATTTCACCAAGCTGTCGATTGTTGCTTTCAAGTAGTTATCGATGTCACGGCGCTGTTTGTTTTGAAAATGAAAAGTCACCTCAAGTTTTAAACGTGCTGTTGTTTGAAGTGCTGGAACAACTACACGAACGAGATCATGAAAATCATGTGCTTTGTTCGATAACCGATAGCCTCGTCCTGATCTTTCCCAGTAGTGATTTACTGACGGCGGTATCATTCCAATTTCACAATTCAAAAGCTGTTTTAGATCACTTTCGTAAAACGCTCTTATTTCACCCGTATGCGCTTCTTTTAATACCTCTGCTACATTGGTATGGTTTTTCTCTTTTCGTTCAATCACGGCTGTTTTATCCACGTTCTGGCGTTTGTTTTGATGTTGTTTAAGCTGCTGCTCACTCCATCTCATGATTTTTAACCTCCCAGCTCTTGTAATTTGTTTAAAAAACTTCGATCAACTTTTCCAACGTATGGCATCCATTTTTTGAAATGCTCGTTGTAGTGAAACCAGGTGCTGTTTTCTTTTTTCCAAAACGTACCGTCTGTTTCGATGTGGGTGCTGGTGACTGGTCTCATGCCATGCCCTCCAGATTTCCAACGAATCCAACGTCACGAAGGTATGAAGCCCAATGTTTTAGGTTTTCAGGATCACGAAGTTTTGTAGCGATACGGGATTCAAAAGTTTTCTGCGATTCACCAGTGTTTGCGTAGGTGCAAGCAAAATCGCTCAATGCACAGAGTTTTTTGCTGAACATGTCGATTTGAGAATCAGAAAGATTTTTACTGCCCGATGGTTTTGATTGGCGTACACGTCTGGTTTTTGGTTTAGACAAACTTTGGATTCGATAAATCCAGTAATTCATCCAGCCTTGTGCCGTTGTTGGCTCTCGACCTGTTGACCACTGAGCGAAGTTTTTTAATTCCTCGACAATCGATTCATCGGTGAGTTCTGGATTTTGTTTTTTAGCCTGATCTGCAAAATCAGTTTTGATCATGTACACGTTCGCCAGCTCTCGAAGTGTGTAACGGGCATTGTCCTCAACGTGGTATTGAATCGAATTGCTAAACATTTCCGATTCAGATTTATCCACAAGAGATTTATTTTTTTTATTTTCTTTAGGTGTTTCTTTAGAGTTTTCTTTTGTAGTGTCCCGTTTCGTGGTACTAGTCCCGTCCTTTTTAACGGTACTAGTCTCATCCCGTTTCGTGGTACTAGTCCCGTTTCGTGGGACTAGTCCCGTTTCGTGGTACTGGTTAGGAGTGAAAAAATAGACATTCCAACAACCTTTTTTGCGATCCACTTTTATGATTTTGCAGTCTTCTAGCTCCTTGATTACCGCCATAACAGTGTCACGTTTTTTGATCCCGCAAATGCTCTGAAACTGCGTAATAGAGATGTTGTCCGAGTCTCTATCAAAACCTACAGTCTGACGAACAATAAACATTAGGCATTTAAAAGCCTTATCGCTTAATTGAGCCATAACTAGATCGTCAATAAGCATGTTGGGTAAGCGCGTATACCCTCTCTCTATTTTCGACATAGTTGCATGCTCTTTTTTTGGAAATTGAACCACTTCCCCTTGTTGTGTGGGCGGCGGTATGTGTGCTAAATTTGGCATTCGTAATATCCGTTTATTAATTAATGTGAACGGCAAGAAGGTCTATCTGTTCCAGCAGATGGACTTTTTTTGTGCCTGTTGTTTTTCTTGGGGTGACATCAATAATCGGTTGGGGTGCTGCCAGCTCGAAATTTGAATCTCTTGTATCTGTGGTAAGACATGCGAACGATGAGAGAGAATTTATGTACTCTCTTACTTCAGTAATTTTTTGATTCATGCAAACACGACTTAATTTAGATATGTCGGTCTTTTCGGCCTTAGCAATCTCCTCAAACGCCCGCTTTTCTTCATACGTGCATTTAAATGTAATGCTCTCGGTTAATTTCTCGGACATAACTCCACCTATGAAACCGAGATTTCAGAAAATGAAAGCTTCAAGCTCGGTCTAAGATCGAGAGCCTTAAATTTTCCATTTGTTTTCTTCTGGATGAGCAGTGCTATCTCTACCGATATTTGCTTAGTAGAAAGCATGTGGTTCACTGTGGGTTGCGTGATGCCTAGGGCTTCAGCTGTTTTGCGCTGACTTCCGTAGTGTTCTACAACCTCTTTAATTGGATTAGATGACATAACCATCCCCTATATAGATTATCTATAATTTATAGAATATTCTATAGACAGTCAATAATTATATATAGACATATCTATATAGGTTATTTTTTGTCGATTTGAGGTGATAGAAATGTTTATATATTATTGAGAAAAATTCTCATGAATGAGTTTATTGGAATGCCAACACAAGCTGAACGACTGAAAGAATCTAGACTTAAGGCGGGACTTTCACAAAAGCAGCTCGCTGATGCTGTAGGTATGAAGCAGCCCTCTTATAGCTATCTTGAAAAAAATCCTAATAGTGGATCTTCGCATCTCCCTGAAATCGCAAAAGTACTTAATGTCGATCCATATTGGTTAAGAACTGGTAAGTTGCTTGAAGATACCGACAAAAGTCTAAGTCAGATAATTGATACTTCTCCAAACGTTACTGTAAGCTCTGAAGAACAAGAAAATGAAAGAATTTGGATTGACTTAGTGAACATACGGTTTGCCTGTGGGGATGGGGAATCGATTGAATTTCATTTTGATGAAGTTCTTGAGAAACGTGATTTCCCTCCACAATTTTTTAAAAAATATGGTGTAAAGCCTGAAAATGTGAAGCTCGCCTTAGCTTCTGGTGAGTCACAAGAACCATATGTTTGTGCAGGTGATGTTTTTGCTATTGATCTGGCAGATACAGAGATTAGAGATAATGAGTTCTATGCTATCTATTTTGAAGGCGAAGCTATGTTGAAACAGATATTTAAAGAGGAAGGCGGAAAGCTTGTTCTTCATAGCCTCAACCCAAAATATAGAGATAAGGTTATAACTGATGCGAATGGCGCAAGCTTTAGAGTGATTGGTCGACAGTTCTATAGAGCTGGCTAAATAAATATAGAATAAATACCCGCTTCGGCGGGTTTTTTAATGCCTTCAAGAATTTTTTTACATTTTTTTAATCTATATTTTCAAATATTTAATAGAAACAAATAGATCAATATAGACAATATATAGATAAATCTATTGATTACTTTTATAGAATATTCTATATTTACCTCGTAAACAAAAAAAGCACACCGACTCTCTTACCTTCCGATGTGCTTCAAACAACGAGGCAATTATGAAACATAAATCTATCCAGAGTCAAACGACTCGCCCATGTTGCACCGAGCCTACTGCAAAGGATATGCAAATTCCGTTGTGGGATCACTTTGTGGCAAATCTCATCGATACACTAAAACTTTTTGCTTTTCTGGGCACAGGCCTAGTGCTTTGGTATGCCCTCACATTCTTTATTCATAGCATGTTCTGGGGGAATTAATCATGGCTAGAACTAAAAATAACACTGCACTTGTATTGAGAACATGCAAATCAGATTTAACTAGCCGAGGCGGTTTCCAATGGGCTGATGTAGGTGGAACAACTGTTGCAGCAGATTGGGTTGAAAACAAAGAATGTGGCAATGGATTACACGGTTGGTTATTTGGCTCGGGCGACCACTCATGTTCTAACTATCTAGATGCAGATAGCAAATGGATGGTGTTAGAAGTTGACCTTAAAAGCATTGTTATGCTCGGTGAAAAATGCAAATTCCCAAAAGCAAGAACTGTATTTGTAGGCGATAAAAAGTCAGCAACAGATTACTTAATTGCTAACGAGCCTAGAGCTAAGAACGTCTCCGTTATTGGTGCTTCACTCGAAGTTGGTGATAGCGGCTCAGTGCTGGTTGGTGCTTTAGGCACAGCAACTGCTGGCAACTGGGGCACAGCAACTGCTGGC